GGCTCAACCTCGTCCTCAACCGGCTCGACACCCCAGCCAGGCCAGATGTTGAACATGGGGCGAGGATCCTGGATGAAGCGACCATCGCCCGGCTTATACGTGATCTTCGTGACCTCGGTCCGCAATGGCCACTTGAGCCAAGCTGCTGCTGCTGAGACCGCCTTGAAAGAAACCGTGCCATCTTGCTTGAGACTGCGCTCATGGTAGTTCAGAGGCGCCTGCAAGTGTTCCTTGAACGCAGATGGTGAAGCCTTGAACCGAGTGTCTTGGTCAACGATGAGGCCAGGGTCTTGAACGTAGACGTACTTCTCATTGAGTCCCCAAAGCGGCGCGGTCAGGCCCAGCGGCTCGGCTTCAGTGAGGAGACCACGAAACATCGAGACGGCTGAAGGCCCGGCATGCACGAGGAAGTCGTCAAGGCCGACCTTCTCGAGGCCTGGCAGCTGAGGCAGCGAAACCAGATGCACGAAGCAACCGCGGCGGTGCAGCTCCTCACCAAGTTCTCGGAGCGCGGCGCACACCATGGGGTTGGTCTTGTAGTCAGAGTCGAAGCAGATGTAGACGTTGCGCTTGGCCCATTTGACGAGGTCCAGACTGGGCAGCCAATCGAGTCCCAGCTTGTGGCTGCGCCAGTTGTACACACCACCCAACCCGATGGTGGGGAAGCCTTCCTTGCAAGCCTTGGCGGCTTTGAGCTCGCCCTCAGTCAGGATCAGCGGCTGGTCGGTGTCATGAAGCAAACCTTCCCAGTCCTGATTGGCTGGGTAGTAAGCGACCGGAGCGGTGTTGGGTTCCTGCACATAGCGCACAGGCTTCTTGTCAGTCAGGCTGGAGAAGTCAGATGGCGTCTCAAGGTACCTGACTCGGTAGAACGGTTTGGATCCTGGCCAGTCGCCGATCGGCTTACCGTCAGGTCCAATGTAATCGATGCGCAAGCTGCAAAGCTGCTTGAACGCTTGGTGCTGAGCCGCAGTCTGTTGCTGGCCCAGGCAGTGGATACTAAGCAGCTTGGCGTCTTCGAGCGTGAGCCCGCTGGACTTGAGCTTGGTTTCCCCTAGAGAAAGTGCTTTGTGGTCGGCCGCGGGTGCGGTCTTCTTTTTCGTGGTTGCCATCTTGTTTCGGTCCTCAATTCGTCGATCATAGCCGCCTCAGCATCGGCCAACCATGCGCTCAGCCGCATGAAAAGGTGTTCGCCCTGCTACATCACTTGCTGAGGGCGATCGACGCGGACCAAGGTTGTGGGCAACCGAAGGAGACACGACACAGCAGGGCGAACAGTCGAGATTCTAATCTGTAGCGGATGAGCTGTAAACAATGGGTTACCAGCAGAGTGAAAAGCTGTTATAGATCAACCACTTAGGCTCAGAACTTGGCTCTTGGCGCTCTGCTACACAACAAAGCGGTCGCTACACGCTACGCCAAACCCTATTCTCTCTTCTCTCTATACTTCTTCTTCTTCTTCTTCTTCTTCTATTAAAAAGAGACTATAGTAGAAGTAGTATCTGTAGTTTGTCTTATAAATCAACAACTTAGGTTGCTACACAACTCGCTACACAGGCCGCTCCATCAGAGTGAGTGTTCGCCCATTTAGAGGGTGTACGAGGTTTCCCACATGTGTTAGAGCGGTTTACGCCACCGGTGAAACAGTTTACGATCCACCTCCATCGTGGTAAACAACCAGAAAACCTTTGTGGAGATCAGATTATGGCAGTTGGTGGACCAAGACCAGGCAGTGGACGGCCGAAAGGCTCGGTGACGAAGGTCACTGCCAAGGCCCGCGAAGCCGCCATGGAGACCGGGCTGCTCCCACATGAGTGGTTGCTGAAGGTCAGCCGTGGTGAAGGCATCGTGCACAAGCGCTGGGTTGTCAAGTATGACGCCAAAGGCAATGAGAAGAGCCGGGACCTTGTGGAAGAAGAAGTCTATGCAGACTTTCCTACCCGCATCGATGCTGCAAAGGCAGCTGCTCCGTTCTATGCGCCTCGCCTCGCCGTGCAAACCGTCTCAGTCAGCGGCAACTCAGACGCCGTGTCCGAGACCCTTAGGTCGATCGCGGAGAAGCTTCCAGTATGATCGAACTCGCCCATCAGAAGGACATGGAGCGGTGGTACCCGCTGACCGAGCACTCTATTCAAACCGACCTTGTCAATGATAAGGTGCGGTTCAAGGTGGTCCCAGCAGGGCGACGATCAGGCAAGACTGAGCGAGCCAAGCGCTTTGTGGTGCGTGAGGCCATGAGAGAACCCGGGCCCTACTTCGTCGCCGCTCCTACTCGGGACCAGGTCAAGCGGATCTACTGGCAAGACCTCAAGCGCCTCTGCTTTACCTCGGTCCTTGGTGACCGCTCAGTCAGTGAGTCCGAGCTTCAGATTCGTCTTCCCAACGGTAGCACGATCAGCCTCATCGGCCTTGACCAGCCTCAGCGCATGGAAGGTGTGCTCTGGATCGGAGGCGTCATCGATGAGATTGCCGACGTGCGCGAAGGTGCATGGCAAGAGAACATCAGCCCGGCACTCGACACGTTCAACCCGCTGAAGCCTGACTACCGCCCATGGTGCTGGCTGATCGGTGTCCCTGACGGCTTGAACCACTACTTTGAGATGGCTGAGTATGCTCGGTCCTCAGGTGACCCTGATTGGAAGCTGTACACGTGGAAGAGCTCAGACATCCTGCCCAAGGACGTGATCGATGCTGCCAAGCGCCGCATGTCGCCTCGTCAGTACCGGCAAGAGTATGAGGCCAGCTTCGAGACTGCATCGGGCCGCGTGTACGAGGACTACAGCCCTGACAACTACACGACTGAGGTCATCAAGCCCAATGAGCAACTGATGTGGCACCATGACTTCAACTTCACACCCATGAGTTCAGGCGTCGGTGTGCGCCGTGGCAATGACTTCTACATCCTTGACGAGATTGTCCTCCAGTCCGCAGTGGCTCGGCAGTCGGCACTCGAGTTCGTTGAGAAGTACAAGAACCACACCAACCGCAGCGTCATCATCTACGGCGACCCTGCAGGCCGCGCCGGTGAGAAGCATGGACACGCCTCAGACTACACCGAGATGGAGCAGGTGCTTCGCGCCAACAACTGGACAGTGACGCGCAAGGTGAAGAACGCAGCACCAGCCATCAAGGACAGACAGAACGCTGTGCGAGCCAAGATCAAGAACGCCAAGGGCGAGGTCAGTCTGTTCGTGAATATCGAGAAGGCGAAGTACGTTCACAAGGGCTTTGCCACTGTGCAGATCAAGAAAGGCAGCACCTTCCTTGAGGAGGACAGCGAATACCAACACATCACGACGGCCGTTGGTTATTGCGTCGACTACGAATGGCCGATCAACTTCAAGAAGGACGTTAAGGTCGAGCCGATCGCGTCCACCCATCATTTCAACCGTTAAGGAACCACCATGGCCCGACCATCCAAAGAGCAACGACTTGCTGCCATCCACCAGGAGGCGCTCACTGAGTTTGACAACATCCAATCTGCCTTGCGCGACGAGCGACTGCAGTGCCTCCAAGACCGGCGCTTCTACTCGATCGCAGGTGCTCAGTGGGAAGGTCCATTGGGCGAGCAGTTTGAGAACAAGCCCAAGTTCGAGGTCAACAAGATCCACTTGGCTGTCATCCGCATCATCAACGAGTACCGCAACAACCGCATCACCGTCGACTTCGTGAGCAAGGAAGGCAAGGAGTACGACAAGCTGGCTGACACGTGCGATGGCCTGTACCGCGCCGATGAGCAAGACAGTGGTGCTGAAGAAGCTTACGACAACGCCTTTGAGGAAGGTGTGGCCGGCGGCTTTGGAGCCTGGCGTCTGCGCACTGTGTACGAGAACGAAGAGGACGAAGAAGACGAGAAGCAGCGGATCCGCATTGAGCCGATCTTCGATGCTGACTCGTCTGTGTTCTTTGACCTGAACGCCAAGCGCCAAGACAAGGCTGACGCCAAGCGCTGCTTCGTCATCACGTCCATGACGCGCCAAGCCTACAAGGATGAATGGGGCGATGATCCTGCTTCGTGGCCGAAGGAAGTCCATCAGTACGAGTTCGACTGGTTGACGCCTGACGTCGTCTTCGTGGCTGAGTACTACCGTGTCGAGGAAACTCGCGAGACCGTTTACGTCTGGGAGACCATTGACGGTGAGGAGGAGCGCTACAAGGACGCTGACTTCGAGGCTGATGAGACCTTGGAAGAACGCTTGTTGGCAGTGGGCAGCAAGGAGGTTCGCCAGAAGAACATCAAGCGTCGCCGTGTCCGCAAGTACATTCTGTCAGGCGCCAAGATCCTCGAGGACTGCGGCTACATCGCCGGCAAGTGCATCCCTATCGTGCCCATGTACGGCAAGCGCTGGTTTGTAGACAACGTGGAACGCTGCATGGGCCATGTCCGCTTGGCCAAGGATGCTCAGCGCCTGAAGAACATGCAGCTGTCGAAGCTCGGTGAAATCAGCGCTCTGTCCTCGGTTGAGAAGCCGATCCTGACGCCTGAGCAAGTTGCTGGCCACCAGATGATGTGGGCCGATGACAACATCAAGAACTTCCCCTACCTGCTCGTTAACCCCATCACCGACGCCAATGGCAACCAAGCCATCTCTGGCCCGATTGGTTACACCAAGCCGCCTCAGATCCCTCAGGCCTTGGCTGCTCTGCTGCAGATCACCGAACAGGATATGCAAGACCTGCTTGGCAACCAGCAGGCCGGCGAAGAACTGCAGCCCAACGTCAGTGGCAAGGCGGTTGAGCTGATCCAGAACAAGCTTGACATGCAGACCTTCATCTACATGAGCAACATGAGCAAGGCCGTCAAGCGCTCGGGTGAAATCTGGTTGAGCATGGCTCGCGACGTGTTGGTCGAAGAAGGCCGCAAGATGAAGTCCATTGGTCCACAGAACGAGATGCAATCGGTCGAGCTGGCCAAGCCTGTGGTCAACGAGAAGGGCGAGATTGAGACTGAGAACGACCTGTCTGAAGCCGAGTTCGACGTCAATGTGGATGTTGGTCCGTCGTCGTCCAGCAAGCGAGCAGCTACGGTCCGCGCCCTGACCGGCATGGCTTCCTTGACCGACGACGCTGAGACCAAGCAGGTCCTGGGCGCCATGGCCATGATGAACATGGAAGGCGAGGGCATCACCGAGGTGCGCGACTACTTCCGCAAGAAGCTGCTCCGCATGGGAGTCGTCAAGCCCACAGAGGAAGAACAGCAGACCATGGCTGAAAAGGCCCAGAACGCGCAGCCTGATCCGAATACCCAGTACCTGCAGGCAGCGGCCGACGAAGCCACAGCCAACGCCACTCAGGCTCGTGCCAAGACCATCCTCACGGTGGCCCAGGCTGATGAAACCAAGGCCAAGACCATGAAGACCCTGGCTGAAGTGGACTCGACGGAGCAGCGCCAGGCCATGGAGGTCATTGAAAAGTTCGGTGGTTTGGGCCAAGTACAACCACAAGGGGCCGAAACTGTATCACAGAACGGCATTCCACTGTAAGATCTTTGTTTATGCGGTTCCCACCCAGCCGCTTTAATGGGTGAGTTTTGAATGGGGTCATTGAAATGAACAAAAAGGCAGACGGTCAGGCAACGACAGATGATGAAGTGGTAACCTTGGACGACGAAACCACGGTTGTGGACGGCGAGGGCGAAGAAGGTGGTGAACAGACCACAGACGAAACCCAGTCCGATGACAACGAAGGTGAAGGCAACAAGGAAACTGCCGCCGAAACTGATGACGTGGTCGTGACCATTGGTGAGGAAGCGCCGCCCACCGAGGAAGAGGCTCACGCGCCTGAATGGGTTCGTGAACTGCGCAAGACCAACCGCGAGGACAAGCGTCGCATCCGTGAGCTGGAAGAGAAGTTGAATGCAACCAAGGCCGCTGAGACCAAGCCGGCAGCCCTGGGCAAGAAACCCACTCTCGAAGACCACGACTACGACACTGAGAAGTTCGAGCAAGCACTGACAGCTTGGTACGACCGGAAACGGGAAGCCGATCAAGCTGCCGTCCAAGCCGAAGCCGCTCAGAAAGAGCAGCAGAAAGCTTGGCAGGCCAAACTGGATGCCTACGGCGCGGCGAAAACCGCACTGAAGGTGAAGGACTTTGATGACGCTGAGGCAGTAGCCCAGGACGTCTTCAACGTCACCCAGCAGGGCATCGTGCTGCAAGGAGCTGAGAACCCCGCACTGGTCATTTACGCGCTGGGCAAGAACCCGAAGAAGGCGAAGGAAATCTCGACCATCACCGACCCCGTGAAATTTGCTTTCGCGGTGGCTAAACTGGAGACTCAATTGAAAGTTACTCAACGCAAAGCAGCCACGGCACCGGAACGCACTGTCCAGGGAACTGGCAACAAATCTGGCACCGTGGACTCAACCCTCGAGCGGCTGCGCGCTGAGGCGGCAAAGTCTGGTGACTTCACTAAAGTCATCCAGTACAAGAAGTCGAAGCAAGCGGCCAAGTAAACCATTTTGAAATAGGAGCCAATCATGGCAAATGCATTTTCCAAAGAAGAGCGCGTCGCGTTTGAAGACATTCTCGAAGGCTTCAACGACGCCTTGGTCCTGAGCCGCAACGTCGCGACCTACAACACCAACAGCACCGAGATGGAGCGTTCACAAGACACCATCTGGCGTCCTCAGCCGTACATCGCCAACTCGATTGACGGCGCGCCTGGTACTGACATCTCCGCCCTGTACAAGGACATGGTCCAGCTTTCTGTGCCCGCCACGCTGGGTTTCAGCAAGACTGTGCCTTGGACCCTGAACGCCAAGGAACTGCGTGACGCGCTGCAAGAAGGCCGTCTCGGTGACAGCGCTAAGCAGAAACTGGCCAGCGACATCAACGTGGCACTCATGAACGTGGCGTCCGCACAGGGCACCTTGTTCGTGAAGCGCACGGCCGCTGCCACGGGCTTCGATGACGTCGCCCAGTGCGAAGCAGTGTTTAACGAAATCGGCGTGCCTTCGTACGACCGCTACCTCGCTCTGAGCACGCGTGACTACAACGGCATGGCAGGCAACTTGGCTGGTCGTCAGAACGTGACTGACTTGCCCAAGGAAGCTTACCGCCGCGCCTACGTCGGCATGATCGCCTCGTTCGACACGTACAAGCTGGACTACGCCAACCGCAAGGTGGCTGCTGCCGGCGGCGCAGGTCTGACCATCAGCACGCTGGACGCCGCTGTCAACTACTACATCCCTAAGGCCACGAGCACCTCCGTGGGCGGCAAGATCAACGTTGACAACCGCTACCAGACCGTGACCGTCTCCAGCACCGCCAACGTGGCCGCAGGTGACGCCTTCACGATCGCTGCTGTGAACAGCGTGCATGCCATCACCAAGGGCGATACTGGCCAGCTGAAGACTTTCCGCGTCATCAGCGTGACCAACGGCACCTCGATGGTCATCAGCCCGCCGATCATCAGCAACCAAGTGGCCAACGACGCTTCGGCTCAGTATCAGAACTGCGTGGTGAACACCAAGTCTGCTACCTCGGCCATCGTGTTCCTGAACACCGTTGCCGGCTACCAGAATCCGTTCTGGCAGAAGGACGCGCTGGAAATCCTGCCTGGTCGCTACGCCGTCCCGTCCGATGCTGGCACTGCAGTGATGCGCGCCTCCACCGATCAGGGCATCGAGCTGGTCATGCAGAAGTTCTATGACATCAACACGATGAAGACCAAGTACCGCTTGGACACTCTCTTCGGTGTCGTGTGCAAGCAGCCTGAAATGGCCGGCATCATGATGTTCAGCCAAACCTAAGTTGATTGAGGGAAGGGGCTTCGGCCCCTTTCTTCAACCTGTTGATCAATCCACCTGAGGACACCAAAATGACTGAAGAAGTTCAAACTGCTGATGACCAGTTCCCCACGCTCGTCTACAAAGGCGATGGCCCGCACTCCCGCGCTGGTGGCACGTACGACTACGCTGCTGCCAACGACCAAGAAGAGCTCGACGCCAAGTTGGCTGACGGCTGGTTCACCACGCTACCCGAGGCCATTGACGCCCATGACAAGCCTGCGGCCAAGTCCGATGACACTGCTCCTCCGACCCGCAAGGAGCTGGAAGCTAAGGCCAAAGAGCTGGGCATCAAGTTCTCCGCCAAGACGACCGACGCTGAACTCGGCGCCGCGATCACTGCCGCACTCGCCAAGGAGTAATCATGGGCTGGACTAAGCGCCAATTCGTCACACAGGCCTTCGAGGAAATCGGGTTGGCGGCTTACGTCTTCGACCTGACTCCTGAGCAGTTGCAAAGCGCCCTTCGCCGACTTGACTCCATGATGGCGTCTTGGAACGCAAAGGGCATTCGACTTGGTTACCCTATACCCTCGTCTCCTGATGACAGTGACCTTGACGAGCAGACCAACGTGCCTGACTCGGCCAACGAGGCAATCTACACCAACCTGGGTGTACGTCTTGCACCAAGTTTCGGCAAGACTGTGTCACCTGACGCTAAGGGCATTGCCAAGACCACGTACGACACACTTATGTCGCGCGCAGCGCTTCCGCCTGAGCAGCAGATGCCTGGTACCATGCCGTCTGGCGCCGGCAACAAGCCGTGGCGCACTTACGACGATCCGTTCTTGCGCAAGCCATCTGACCCAGTGCTTGCCGGTCAAGACGGCCCAATTGAATTCAACTGAGGAGTCACCATGCCAAACATCAACCAACTCTCAGGACTCAGCCAGCTTTCAAGTGGCGACCTACTTCCTGTGTATGTGCCTAATAATGGCGACGCGCGGAAGGTCTCTGTTGGCCAACTACTTCAATTTTTCCAACAGCAGTTTGCATCTCCAACATTGAGTACACAGTTTGCCACTCCAGGCACAGGATTCAACGTGGCTGTGCAAACCCCTGTCAGCGAGCAGCAATGGCTGATCCTACAACCAGCCGGCACTCTTGCCGTTGGTACCGTCACGCTGCCGCTGAACACACAGACTCCTGACGGCACCGAGGTATTGATCACCACAACTCAGGTCATCACCACGTTTACTCTGGCATTGAACGGAGCAGCTGCGGCCTACGGTGCACCAACAACTCTTGCTGCCAACGGGTTCTTCCGCGTTCGTTTCTATGCGGCCACCAATAGCTGGTACCGCATCGCCTAAGGTGAACTAAATGCAGATCCCAATACTCAACGGCATTTACGCAGGAGAAAACCCAGAACTGCGCACAAGTTACCCTGTCAACATGGTCCCAGTGCCAAAGCAGTCTGGTATCAGCAATGGGTTTTTGCGGCCGGCCGATGGTCTTGTAGCCAACGGAGTTGGTCCTGGAACCGACCGGGGCGGGGTCAACTGGAATGGCGTCTGCTATCGTGTGATGGGCACCAAGCTTGTCAAGGTTGACGAGAGCGGCGTGGTCACTATTCTTGGCGATGTAGGTGGTCCCACCACGTCCCTTGTCACCATGGACTACAGCTTCGACAGATTGGCCATTGCATCAGGCGGACGGTTGTACTATTGGGGCAACACTCTTGGTCTCGTTCAAGTGACTGATTCAGATCTTGGCAACGTCGTTGACGTTGTTTGGGTCGATGGCTACTTCATGACAACTGATGGGACCAATCTTGTAGTCACTGAGCTAACTGATCCGACTCAGGTCAATCCACTGAAGTACGGATCATCAGAAGCTGACCCAGACCCAGTGTTGGCACTCGTAAAATTACGTAATGAGGTTTATGCCCTCAACGGTAACACGATCGAAGTCTTTGACAACATTGGTGGGGACTTCTTTCCATTCCAACGTATTGATGGAGCCCAGATCCAAAAAGGTGCGGTTGGCACCAATGCCTGCTGCGTCTTCATTGAGACCATCGCCTTTGTTGGTGGTGGCCGCAATGAAGCTCCAGGTGTATATCTGGGCGCAAATGCTACTGTGAACAAGATAAGCACTCAGGAGATTGACGAGATTCTTCTGCACTACACTGAGGTCCAACTCTCGTCCATTAAGCTTGAGTCACGCAATGACAAAAGCCACCAACATCTGTACTTACATCTCCCTGACAGGACATTAGTTTACGACGCGGCAGCCTCTGGAGTTCTTGAGGAGCATGTTTGGTTTACACTGACGACAAGTCTTGTTGACTTCAGCCAGTACAGAGCCAGAAACTTTGTCTGGGCCTACGGCAAATGGCTTGTTGGAGACCCACAATCAAGCAACATTGGCTACACTGTCCAAGACGTTAGCAGTCACTGGGGCGAAATTGTGCGCTGGGAGTTTGGCACTTTGGTTGTCTACAATGAGGGCAAAGGAGCCATTTTCAACGAACTTGAACTTGTGGCTCTGACAGGACGTGTTGAACCAGGCCTCAATCCAATGATCAGCACCAGCTATTCAACCGACGGCTTGAGCTGGAGTCAAGACAGACCAATCCGTGTAGGAACAACTGGCAACACGCGCAAACGGCTTGTCTGGCTTCAGCAAGGCCACATGCGCCACTGGAGAATACAACGATTCAGAGGCGACACGCAAGCCAATTTGTCATTCGTTCGTCTGGAGGCGCAGCTTGAAGGGCTGGCGTACTGATATGGCAACTCAAAAACTCAATCTCACGCGTGACCAGCTTGCCACGTTTTTGAAAAACCATGAGTTGGTAAAACAATTTGAGCGGTTGTTCCAAGTCGCCGACGAAGTTGCACCTAACACCGATACTCAAGGCACGGCCATCATTGCAGAAAGTGCACAGGCCGCCGCCAACTCGGCACTAGCACAACTTTTGCAGTTGGCCAACGACATGGCAATCAATAGTGGCAACGCTGATAGCAAGGCACAACAGGCGCTTGAGGCACTCAATCGCATTGCTAATGCCGTCGAACTGGCGGCGCTGAAACCTGCCGCCCAGAACAACAATTCTGTGGTCACCGACTACATTGACTTGCCAGAAGACGGCCCGCACGTTACGCAGCAGCGCCGAGTGCAGTGGAATCGCGATGACGGCACGATGGATGTTGGTCTGTATGGTGGCAGCGTGCTGCAGGTCGGTCAGGAAATCCACTACTACGCAAAAAATACTAGCGGGGCATTGATCCCCAGCGGCACGCCAGTAATGTTTACCGGCTCGATCGGCGCATCTGGCAAACTCACTTTCGGATTGGCGGTAGCGGATGGGTCTGTGCCAGCCGATTACATGATGGGCGTGGCCACACAAGACATCGCCGACAACGCCCTCGGGTACGTGACGAACTTCGGTCTTGTGCGTGGATTCGACACAACGGGAACTCCATACGGCGAAGTGTGGGTTGACGGCGATCTTCTCTACTTCGGAGCTGCTGCTCCTGGGACTTGGACAAAGGTGCAACCAATTTCACCACGTATCGATGTGCCAGTGGCCGTCGTAGTCAACGCCGGGTCTGGTGGCTCAGGGTCGATCTTTGTGCGGATGACGGTGGCAGAGTCGTTGGCTCGACTGCAGGACGTTTATATCAGTGGTCTGGCCAATGGCGACCTGCTTCAATACGACAGCGTCCAACAGCGCTGGGAGAACATACCAGCATCGACGCTACCTGTTGGCACAGCCACGAACTTGGCTGGTGGTGCAACAGGGTCTGTTCCATACCAGTC